TTTCTTATGATAATATATAAAGAGTAATAAGGATTTTTGTGGAAGATTAGTCCTTATGTATAATGATTATTATAGAATTTACAGCTACGACCATATACGGTTTTGGCTGTTTTTTCTTTTGTAATAACCATTTAAACAAGCGTTTAAACATCCATCTTATGTCAATCACCTCCCACAAAACATTTTGAGTGTTGGGAAGGCTGTTACATTAGACTATAATCCTTATTACCCTTTATATACTATCATTATGAAAAATAAATGGTTACTTCAATTCTGTTAGAATTTTCAGGCTTATACATACTTAAAACATAAAGACTATTTTCTACTTCTACACCGTTATAATACCATTCGCAAGTTCTTGCTTTTTGTGTTGGATCACCTGTTATTATACCTGTAGTAATTCCAATAAGATTAAGCTCTGCATACATGTTTGATAATTCTTGCGGATAAATAAAACCTCTACAATATTTTGACGTTATGGCATTGGCTTGATGTGTTATTGATTTACTCTTAAAAATATATTCCATAATATACCTCTTTTCTTATGTTTATTCTGTTTTTCATATACGGACTTGTAACCGTCAATGGTAACATTAAACAACCGCCTACACTATTGCATAGACGGCTTAATAAGATGTTAATTTAATATAATTTATGCTACCTTTTTTTCAACTGTTTTGACAGTTTTCTTTTCTGCTTTTTTAATTTTAGCGTTTTCCCTTTTGATTGCTTCAATTTCTTCAGCTGTCTTGCATTTTGCAGATGTTAGTCTATCGGAAATAAAATCTTCAATTGATTTGCGAAAAACAGTAGTACTAACTGGAAGAAATTGCTTGCCTATTTCAGAGTTCTTTTCTTTGCGGTTTGCTCCAATGAAAGTTAACAGAGTGTTAAAGTCAGAACCTTGACATTTGACTTTATCGCCTAATGATTTATCAGTAAAGGCAGAAAGAACTATTTTGTAAGCTGAGAAAACAGTGTTTACGCATTCGGTTAATACTTCATTGCTTGCATTTTCTCGGTTGGCTACTGCATAAGTAGATACTTCAAGACGGAGTTTTTCAACAGCATTTTTCCAGTTAGAAAATTCTTGTACATCTGTAAAGTTGATTGCTTTTAAAGCTGATGTATTAGTGCGATTGGATATAATTGTAGTGTTGAGTGTGCCCATAATTTGCTCCATTTCTCCTATTTATTGCATAGGTGCAATTATAAAATTTAGATTATTGATTATAAATTAGAATGTTTAGCATTCTATAAAGCGTCTTATATATCATTTCAAAGACGCTATAACAATGCTAATATATTAATTTAATTTACTCCTTTTAAATATAAGTTCATTACGTTATATACTACGAGGGTGTAACTGCTCCAGCCTATTATCGCATAGTCGCAACCGCTACAATCTGGGTTGTAGATATATTCAAGTTGATAATACTATCAAGTAATTGCCTGTCATATAGTGATAACCTTTATACTTATATGCCTTGCGTATATTTCTATTATACGTCTTATAAGATATTCTGCACTCTTATTATATGCAGACTTCTAGCGTGTCAATAGCTATTACTTTTCAAGTGAAGTCTATATTATAACTAATTACCATAACGCTATCACACGTTAACGATTTTCATATCAATAGTAATTATGTTATATTGTCAAGGTTCAGTTAATAACTCCGTTCTTGTTTGTTGTTTGGTGCTCTGTTTTTAGTATATGCGTATTGTACCATGTTTATACCATTTTGTCAACAAGTTTTTTAAATGTTTTTAAAATGTTTATTAATTGTTGTTTCACTTATGATTATGGTTCATTGTACCGTACCTTATTAATAAGGTTATTACCTTCAAACGCTTGTTACTACTAATAATAATCAAGACTTATATCTATTGTAATATTAACAATTATCAATATTCAATTTAAAAGGTGCTATGTGTACGATGCTTGTTTGTTTTTTTGGTATGGTCATATACTAACATACTTTTATTTAAATGTCAACATGTTTTTATAATTTATTTTTAATTATTTTTTTATGCTTTTTATTAATATGTATCGCGCGTACGTACGTGTGTGATACATTATAGCATATTGATTTATATTATACTTTAGTATAGTAAAGTGATAAAGTGATAAAGTATTAAAGTAAATAATCAACATACTATATTTTACTATGGTAGCACGTTAGTGTGCTAAAGAGTTAAAGCAACCGAACTTTTGAGCACTTTAACACTTTAATATAGTAAATCATTAAAGCAAATATACACTTTATTGCTTTATTACACTAAAGTGTTAAATCAATATATCAACGGTGGGAGTGAGTAAAACAGTTTAACCGTATGTTTTACTGACTGCCCAAAAGCCTTATACATCAATGCTTTTAGCCTTGATAGGGGTGTATTTACATTATTCCTATCGTTTTTATATGGTATAAAACCCCCAGTAGTTATATCTCACTCATACTAACCATTTTCGACTCCGAAACTCACACTCATTCACTCTCATAAATACCCTAAATCACCCCAAAATACCACTATAATTATTCGATAAGCATTTCGGTTAAACATATGTAAATCAACACTTACAGCGTTAAAACGAATCATAAAACAAACAAAAACATATCAAATAATCATAAAAATTATACATTAAATAATCCTCAATCCCTTGCTATTGCTCACTTTTTACCGAATATATCTCCATATATCCTCATATACCCTCGCATAATCAATTTAAACAAACGAATATATTTACCATGAAGTTATAATCTCATAACATAAAAAGCTCTCACATAATCGCTCAAGCCCTTTAAATATAACGTTGTTAACCGATTTAATGCAATCATTTAAATCACTTATAAAACTCTAATTATTCAAATTCACCGAAAGCATCATAATATAACAATAAATTAACACTAAGATAACAATAAATTAATCACAAATTTCATCATAACTTTTTACCCACAACTTTATACCGTTCAACTATGAAATAGCGAATTAACACAAAAATTCATTGTAATTTACAGTGCTCTCAACCTTCTAGCATCAATATATCAATACATGAACATTCTTACACATAATAAATAATATATAAATAATATATAAATAATATATAAATAAATTAAAATCAAAATAATTACACAAATATATATCTGTACTGTCTACAATCGTCTACAACCCCTTCTAGACACTTTATCCCCTCAACCATATAAACATGTGCCTTTTCTGAAAGTGTTCAAAATAGTTTAATATACATATATAAGTGTATTGTACAGCAATAAAAAAATAAATTAACACTTGATATTTAATACAATTTGTGGTATAATAATTATAGTAAATAAAAGATATAAATGAATATAAATTAACAAAAACTGAAAGGATGATTTTAATGCCAAGCACATATATAAGCACATACAATCAATATCAGCCAGCGGATCAACAGTCAAAATGTAAAATTATTAACTTATTTCAGGATGATAATTATCTTATTAATGATACCAATACCATTACAGCACCTGCACATAAAGCTTCTAAGCCATCAAAGGAGCTTAAAACAGGAGTAACATTACAACACACAGCAGTTGATCCAATAAAGGATATAGCCGATATTAATGCTGCTAAACAATATTTCTTATCAAAAGATGAAAGATATAAAGATTCATCATTGAATATACGTAACTATGCATTCTTTGTTTTGGCGTGTAATTGTGCTAGAAGAACAAGTGATATATTAAGCTTCACTATATCTGATGTAACAGCTTCAGATGGTACAATACGTGATTATATAATCTTTAGAGAAGGTAAAACAAAGAAAGTATCAGGCAAAGTATTTTTAAATAATTCAGTACAGGAAGCATTGACAAGATATTTAGCAACTAGAAATAAGGATACACTAACACCAGAATCAATGTTGTTTTTATCTCGTGAAGGAAATAACAAATCTATTGATAGATCACAAGCATGGTTAATAATGAAGAACATGGGTAATGCTATCGGTTTAACTGCAAAAGGAGTAATAGTAGGAACATATACATGTAGAAAGAGTTTTGGATATCATGCTTTGAAAAATAATCCAAATGATTCTATGTATATTAACACTCTAATGCAAGCTTATAAACATTCATCACCTGCAATGACATTACATTATGTTGGAATACAAGATGAAGAAATGAAGAAGTTATACATGAGTGTAGAATTATAAAAAACAATATATCAGATAACGTACCTGCTAGAAAAATAAATTTATTTTTAATAGGCTATTGACATTGTGATAGATGTGATCTATACTACGGATATACAGAAAACAAAACCAAATATAAGTTGATGATACCAATAGAAAAATAAATTGATAAACACAGAAAGAATGATTACAACAAATATGATAACCAACCAAAACAAAACTAGTAAAACTAAAAACAAAACAAATAAAGTAAATCTCTCGTTAGTGTTTATATTCTTTAGTATTAGTGAGTATTACTTCGTACTGTTTTAGTGACACTTACCGTATATCCATTTCACTAAATAACGCAACTCAATATACAGTAAGTGTCACTTTTCGTTTTTAAACAATAATTCAAGGAAAAGGGGTGTCTGATGAAAAATCAAATTAATGGGTATTTTACAAGGATATCTAATAACTACATTCGTATGAATGATAGGGATTTAGATAAGAAATTATTATTAACGATTATCTGTTTAGACAGGAAAAGAAATATAGAAGATGTGGTTGGGTTTTCGTTATATGATTTAATATTGGCAAGTGGTTATAAAATAAATAGAAATACAGATGGCTCAATTAAACAATTCAAAAAGCAAATAGAATTTTTAGTTGATAATGGTATGATAAAATTTATAACCCCAAAGCGTAGTTTGATGGGTAATAATTATACAGAGGTTAAGATTCTTAAAGAGTTTGATTTTACTGAGAACTATACTATTCTTACTGCAACTGAAATTGACCAGCTTCTTCTTAGTAAAATTCGTATAGCCAAAGAAAAACTATTTGCAATATATTTATACATAAAATCGTTTATATATCAAAGAAATCTTACAGAAGATGATACCGAGTTTTCTGATGCAAAAAATAAGCCTATGTCATATTGGGGCAGTATAGATGTATTAATAGATACTATTGGTACATGTAAATTAACTTTCAATAAATGTGTCAATGAATACATAAAGCTGGGACTACTTAAAAAGCATGAAACAGGAAGCTATACAAAGAACATTAAGGGTAAATTGAAAGATATAAATGCTCCTAATATCTATGTCCTTAATATAGGAGATTATCAACAAGAAATTGATTGGACATTAATTAAACTCAAAAATATGTATGGTATTGATGAATTTGGTGAAATGAAAAAACGTGGGAAGAGGGTGGTTGAAAATAAGGAATGATTTTTAATACGTATAAACAATAAAAAAATAAATATAAAATATTAATAAAAATAAAGAAAGAAGAAAAATAATGGAAAAAGTCTTAACGCACTACATACATAATTACATAATAATCGATGATATGAGTTTTAATTCAAAAATAAAGGAACTGAGAGCACAAGCTATTAAGGACGGAACTAATCAAAATGGTCAAAAATTAACTTGCGATACATATACAGGAATGGGTGTTACAACAGACATACCAACACTTAACAGATATTACATAGCTTTTATGAATGATGTTTTAAATGAAATTCGTCACGGCAGAACTTCCTATGTGTTTAATTTTCAACAAGTGGCAGAACTGATGAAATTTGAGCCAAATATAAACGTTGAATTATTAAATGGTATTTTATGTGTGAATTTAAAACAATAATAAAAAAATAAATTAAAAGAAAGAAAAAAATTAAATGAGTTTAGAATTAATAACAACAGAAAAATTTGGAGATTTAGACTGTGATTTTTACAAGAATTTAAATGATGAAATATTACTAACGAGAGAACAGATTGGAAATGCTTTAGAATATACTCATCCAAATAAATCAATTGAAATTATTCATAGAAAACACAAAGATAGATTAGAAGATTTTTCAGTTACCATCAAACTAATGGCAACTGACGGAAAATCTTATGATACATGTTTATATACTGAAAAAGGTGTAATGGAAATTTGTAGATGGTCAAGACAACCTAAAGCAAATTTATTTATGGACTTCACTTGGGACGTAATGGATAGGACTATGCATAAGCAACCTATGGAAAACTTACAAGACCTTTCATTAAAAATTAGTCAATATACATCAACGATATCTACAGAATTATCATCCATTAAATCAGATGTTCAATTTCTTACATACAATTATTATAAACAGCAAACATTAAAGAAATATAGTAAATGGAAAAGTAAAACATCGCAAAGAAAATAGATTGGAGGTGAATAAAGTGGAAAAAGCATATAAATTCAGAATATATCCAAACAGAAAGCAAGAGATATTAATTCAAAAGACTTTTGGTTGTTGTAGATTTGTATATAACAAATATCTATCGAAACGCAAGGAAATGTACACCGTTGATAAATCTACGTTCAATTACAATGCTTGTAGTGCAGATGCGACACAGCTCAAAAAAGAATTAGAGTGGCTGAAAGAAGTCGATGCTACATCCTTACAATCTTCTCTAAAAGATTTGGATATTGCATATCTAAACTTCTTTAGACGAGTAAAAAAAGGAGATAGTAAAGCTGGGTTTCCAAAATTCAAATCCAAAAAAGAAAACTATAAATCTTACAAAAGCAAGGCTGTTGGTACAAACATTAAAATTTTAGAAAAACAGGCTCAACTTCCAAAGTTAGGTTTAGTCAAGTGTAAAGTTTCAAAACAAATTGAGGGTAGAATTATTAACGCAACTATATCTCAAAATCCAAGTGGAAAATACTTTGTAAGCGTGTGCTGTACTGGTGTAGTTATTCCACAATATTCATCAAATGGCTCTGTTATTGGTATAGATTTGGGCATTAAAGAGTTCGGCATTACTTCTGATGGTGTCCATATAGAAAATCCTAAATTTCTAAAAAAATCAGAAAAGAAACTTGCTAAATTACAAAGACAGCTATCAAGAAAAACAATTGGTAGTAATAATCGCAATAAAGCAAGAATTAAAGTAGCAAGACAACACGAAAAGATTGCTAACCAACGTCAAGATTTCTTACAGAAGTTGAGTACAATCCTTATCAAAGAAAACGACTTGATTTGCTTAGAAACTTTAAAAGTCAAAAACATGGTTAGGAATCACAAGTTAGCAAAATCAATATCTGATGCAAGTTGGAGTGAGTTTGTAAGACAGTTGCAATACAAAGCTGATTGGTATGGAAGAGTGATTCAAAAGGTAGATACATTCTTTCCAAGCAGTCAGATATGTGGTGAATGTGGTTACAAGAATGTTGAAACTAAAAGTTTATCTGTCAGAGAATGGACTTGCCCAGAGTGCGGTATACACCTTGATAGAGATGTAAATGCAAGTAATAATATATTAAACGAAGGACTCAGATTACTGAGTGCCTAAACAAAACAATACCGTAGGAACTGCGGGAATATAAGCTTGTGGAGAGTATGTAAGACTAGATGTAGCAACGCTCTGCGAAGCAGGAATCCCCTGCCTTTAGGCATGGGGAGGTTCAAAGTGAAATTCATAACAAGAAGTAGACTATATGAGCTGTTTTAAAAATGAAAGGAAGTAACAATATAAATAATCAAAAGAGATATCAAATATTAAGTATAAAACTCAAAAATATTATTGATAATGATTTTGACATTCATTACACACATAATATGGAGGCAGAATATTTAATTGAGCATGGTGATTCACTTTTTGATGATCAACTAGAAAAATTCTGCGGAGATAGTTTTGTAGTTGATGAAGAAAGAAATATTATCAGAGTACCACAAGCAATATTAGTTGAAGCAAAAAAGGGAAAAAAGAAAAACTCTATAATTGAAGATTTAATTTCAGATGGTTTTAATTATAATAACGTTCATTATGTCCGTTATGGTAAAAGTCAGTCAGAAGGCAAGGCTGGAATAACATTATTTATTGATGAATCAGTATATGAAGATATGTTTTTTACAAGTCAATTGGGAATAGAAATTGATGAATGTGTAACTTCTAAGTATGAAAGTCAAAGATGTTTAACATTGAGTGTTTGTACATTGATAAAAAAAGAACTTCCCTATATTGTTATAGTTGATGAATATACTAAGATTATAAAAAACCAAGAGATACGGTATGTAATAGAATATAAAGATACATTAATAGATAAAAAGACGGGGGAAATTAAAGATTTTAATAATCGCAAGATTGAAGATGGTATTAAGGACATTAAGATATCTCCATTTGATGGTTGTGGCTGTCATGATAAATCTTTAAGTAAATTATGGTCGGAATCAATAGGACTAGATTATGTTGCGGTGGGGGAACAGATTAGGTTGCCGTTCTTTAAAGGTTATTCGGTGGAAAGTCCATTTAAGGAAATTTTTAAATCAATGGGAATAACTGAAATAACAGATGTTTTTGGTAAAATACATAATGTTGAAGATATAGATTGTATTTGGAATACCAGCATGTGGAAGGGCTATAAAATATTTAAACAGAATTTTGGTAATGAAGCGTGGAACGAATACATAAAAGCGTTAAATAAGTTTGACTATAAGTTAGGTATCAGCAAATACAGTCACCATAAGAAAGATTTTGCATTAAAGACTAAAATGAATTATCAATATTTACAGTGTCTTGATTTATGGAATCCAAAATATATTGAATGGGATGAAAAATTACACGACAGTAAAAAAAATAATGGTGAATATATTAAGTATGACATATTAGATAAAAATAATTGGGGCAAAATAATCAAATTGGCAAACTATTCAACAGATTTATATGAAAAAATTATAAAAGGAGATAAATTATATTCATATAAATTCTTAGGAATAGATGATACTGAAACAGCAGATGCAAATGGAAAATATTTAGAAGCAGTTTTAATTAATGACATAATGTTAAAAGATGTAGCTGTAAAACAATTCATTTATCGCAAATTAAAAAAATCAATCACACAAATGAAATATGGTAAAATATATGCTGATGGATATTATCATACTCTTGTTGGAGATATGCTTGGATATTTAGAATATGTAGCAGGAAAAGAAGTTAAGGGGTGCTTAAAAGAAAAGGAATTTTATTGTGATACTATTCCAAAAGGAAAAGCGTTATCATTTCGCTCCCCTTTAGTCTGTCCATCAGAAGTAAATGATATTAATATTGTAAATAATGAAATAGCTCAAAAATGGTTTTCACATTTCAAGGATCAAGATGTAGTTATGATTAATATGTATGATTTATCTTTACCCCAACAAGGGGGTGCAGATTGTGATGGAGATGCCGTTTATTTATGCTATGACCAGAATTTAGTATTGTCTAAAATACATAAGTGTATGATTATTGATATAGAAGATAAAGCTACGGTACAGGTTCAACCTTATAATATGAATGCAATTTTAAAGTATGAAATGAACAGTCGGGATAACCGTATAGGTGAGATTACAACAGTGGCTACTTGTATTGAGAATCAATATGTGAAAAATCAAAAATGGAAAAAAATATGCGAAGATAATATTTCATTGTTGCGAATAATTCAGGGCAAAGAAATAGATCATATCAAAACAGGGTTAAGATGGAATATGAATAAAGGTTTAAAAAAGCAGAGTAAAAAAATACCATACTTCTTATTATATAATTATCCAGATAAATTAGCTCGTTATCACAAGATTCAAATTAAAAATGAAAAATGTGAAGATGTTGACAAAATACCATCAAACGCTTATCATTCCCCTTCCCCACTGAATGAATTATGTGATTATGTTATTAATTGGGAAAAGAAACATATTAATTGGGATAGAAAATGCGTTAATACTGGTTGTCTTATTATAGACAATAATTTGGATTTAAATGATAAAGCAATTTGTAAAACAATTAAGCATATCATAAATGATTTTTCTGATAAGTGGAGAGAATATTTAAACAGCAAAGAGAATAATTCAAACAATTCTGATTTTGATGCTATGTTTGATGTTTATAAAAAGCAGCTTGAAGATGTTGTACAAAAAGATAAAATATTACTTGCAAATTATGTTATTAAAGTATCATATTCTAATGTAGCAATAAGTAAAATATTAGCGTGGCAATTATATGGAGAAGTTATTATTGATAATTTGAAAAAAAATACACCAAAAGAAAAGAACACATGTATTATTGAAGTCCCATATCAAACAGAAAAATCAAAAGAATACCTAGGGAAATACTATGAGTTAATAGATGGTGTATTACATGTATAATACAGACGGAAAATATTTATATGAAATCTTAGATAATTATCAATGTGCGAATATAGACAAAGAAAGGAATGATATATTTAGAGTATTTTGTAATCATTTGTGGAGCGTAAAAAATCCAAGACAAAAATATATTAAAAATATATGTTATACTGTTTCGGACAATTGTGATAAGAATTATGAGATTGTTTTTAATGCATATACTAGTATTCCATATAATGCTTATCGTTCTACAACGAAAAATAGAAACGCATGGTATTTGCTAAGACAAAAAATTAATAATATTTATACCAATATGTGTGACAATTCAAGTTGTATCAAAACGGATTATTTAAATTTATTACATACACCTAAAAAATTATATTTTAGATATAACAATAATGATTTGCCAATGACACCAGATGAGTTAAAAGTTGAAATAGATACATCGTTGCAAAATGCAGAACAATTGTTTATTGTGTATTCAAAGCAAAAAATGAATATTACTTGGAATGCATATAAAAAGTTGATAGAAAAATGGTTAACAAAAATATTTGATAATTACATTTGTTTAGATGATTTTGAAGATAAGACTAATATGGTTATGGATATTAATTATTGGACTGAAGATAATTATGTTATTAAGTATATTGGGAAAAGTTTAAATGGATATATGTGTAATTATGAAAAGGTTTATTATGGAATCCCAAGGAATAAAAAATATAGGCATTGCACAGAATGTGGCGTAATGTTTATTGTGAATCCAAAAGATACGAAAAGTTTTAGATGCCAAAATTGTCAAAAAAATATTAACAATCAAGTGAAATTAGCTTATTATTACAAAGAAAAAAGCACACTAGAACCAGCAAAATAACTTAAAATGTGTCTCAAACCCTTATGAACACTACGTTTGTAAGGGTTTTTTGTCGTGTTATTTATACAGAATGGAAATAGTAATAATATTCCATAATGACAATAACACAAGTTAAAGTCAATGTCAATCCCCTATTTCAAAAAAATAATTATTAAAGGATGAAGAAAAATTTGATTTTCGTTTCAAAAGAACAAGCTGAGTATATTAGAAAACAATCTCCTACTTCACATATTACGATTGTTAATGTACAAGCAAAGGCTAAAAAGAAAAAACGTGCTGTTGAGGAAACTGACGTAACAAAAAGATTAATTAAAGAGTTTAATGCAAAACAAACAATTATTGAATCCTATCCAAAAAATAAAATTTAAAGGAAATATAAAATGAAATTCAATAAAGAAAACCAGACAATTAATTTAGAAGAATTACTACAATCAGGTCAAATGATTGATCCTGTTTCATATCAATACTATAAAAACTTATCAAATCGTATATTAGTTATTAATGATGAGATAAATTGCGATATTATTGAAACTGCTATTCTACCCCTTTTGGAGTGGGATAATGATGGAAGTAATAAACCAATTAAAATTTTCTTAAATTCAAACGGTGGAGATGTTTATCATGGAATGACATTATGTAGTGTCATTGAAAATCTTAAATGTCCCATTGTAATTATAATTTTATCGTTAGCTGCTTCAATGGGATCTTTAATTGCTGCAAGTGGATATAAAAATCCGAATGTTAAAACCGTATGTTATCCTTTTACGGTATTTTTATTTCATAGTGGCTCTTATTATTTTGAGGGAAACGCAAACGCAGTACGTGATAGTTTTGCGTTTCAAGAAGATTACGAAAAAAAAATTACAGATTATATCTTGTCACATACAACTATATCAAAAGATACATATGAAAAGAAAACAAGAGTTGAATGGTATTTAACTGCTGAACAAGCTCTTAACTATGGAATTGTAGACGAAATAATATAATTTAAGGGGATTTATTTAATGTCAAAAGTTATTGATACAAATATACTATTACAATACCCTGAAATTATATTAGAGCAAGAATGTATAATTCCAACTATTGTAATACAAGAGTTAGAAAATATTAAAACAAGCAATTCAAAAACCGAAGAATTAAGATATAAAGCAAGACATGCGGTACATGTTTTAGATGAAAATGCAGACAAATACACAGTATGTATTGTTGATAATATTATATATGAAATAGTTAAAGAACATAATTTACAACCAACAAATGATAATTTAATTATTGCGTGTTGTTGTAAAATTGAACCCTCCCCTATTTTTATTACAAATGATTTATGTGCAAAGTTAATTGCAAAAGAGATATTTAATATAACTGCTGAAAGTTATAAAGCAAATAAATCTCAAGATGAATATACAGGATATAAAGAAATAACGCTTGTGGACAGAGAAATGGCTTTGTTTTATGAAAATCTCAAAACAAATACATACGAATGTTTGGAAAATCAATATTTAATTATTAAAAATGCTGATGGAGAAACACAAGATGTTAGGCGATGGACAACTGCTGAAGGATATGTTGCTGTTTTTAATAAAATTGTTAAATCTAATTTCATGAAAGCTAAAATCAAAGCAAAAGATGATTATCAGCTTATGGCAATAGATTCAATTTATAATAATACAATGACTATAATTTCAGGAAAAGCAGGTTCAGGAAAATCACTATTAGCATTATCTACAGCGATGAGCTTAGTTGAAACTGATAAATATAAAAGAATTGTTATTTTGTTTAATCCTACGAAAGCAAAAGGTGCTACAGATTTAGGATTTTATTCAGGTTCAGCTATTGAAAAAGCAATACAAAATAGCATAGGCGAAATACTACGCACAAAATTTAATGATATGGGAACTGTGGATATCTTAATCAAGCAGGAAAAACTTAAACTGTTGTCTATGGCTGATTGTAGAGGCACAGAAATAAAAGATGATGAAATTTTGTATATAACAGAATGCCAAAACACAAATATAGAATTACTTAAACTATGTTTATCAAGATGTAGTCAAAATGCAAAAATTATAATAGAGGGAGATTACAACACGCAGGTTGATAATTTTTCTTTTGAACATGAAAACAATGGTATGAGACGTGCAATTGAAGTCCTCAAGGGTGAAGATGTTTTTGGATATGTTGATTTGAAAAATGTATGGCGTTCTAAAATTGCAAGTCTTGTAGATAAAATGTAGACAAGCTGTTATTTAAGAATAACAGTTGAATTAGTATTAGTATGTAAAAAATTAAAATTAAAGGATGATTATTGTTGATAAATAATAATATGTGTAAAACCTGTTCAAAAAATTTTGTTTGTAAAATTAGGGACATTTTAGATAAATTTGATGAAGAATCTAAAAAGCCTCTCGGTGTTGATATAACAATTGATTCTTGTTCTAATTTTGAACCAGAAGATGTTGACGGAGAGGGTGAATAATAATAGATAAAAACGAATTTCTAGAGCGACAACTTGAAATGCTCAAATCTCGTCGTGACGAAGATAGTAATATTGAATGGTCAGATGTGACTGATTTTAGAACTGAATATTCTGGTGAAGCAGAACATAAAGATACAGTTCGTAAGGGTAGTAAGCTTTTATATGAGTATTTAGATGCTGGTTGGAATTTGAATAATCCTGTTTCTCCTATTGTCGAAATTCAAGAGTCAAAAAGCTTGGATTGTTCAGAAATAAATTTAAAGATTCAAGAATTACAAAAAGAACGTCAGAAATTTTTTGATCAACGTGTAGCTTATAATAAAATAATTCGTGAACGCGCAAGACAGGAAGAATTAAATGATATTATAAATGATGTTGTTAAAAATGGTTCTCTCCCATCTTTATATTATATACCAAACAAAATTCAACAATCGGATAATGATATGCTTATAAGTCTTTGTGATCTTCATTATGGAGCAAATATTGATAATGCATGGAATTTTTATAATTCAGATGTTTGTCGTGCAAGATTAAATACATACATAGATGAGATTGCAGGGATACAAAAAATACATAATTCTGAAAATTGTATTGTTTGGGTAAACGGAGATGAGATTTCAGGAAATATTCATAATGAAATAACAATTACAAATAAAGAAAATGTTATTGAGCAAATTATAGGTGTTTCTGAATTAATTGCAGGGTTTATTTCGGAAGTAAGTAAGCTTTTTAAAAGAGTATCATTTGTAAGTGTTGCTGGAAATCATTCTCGTATAGATACTAAAGATAAAAGTCTTAAAGATGAGAGACTTGATGATTTAGTAGAATGGTATTTAAAAGCAAGGTTACAAAATTTTGATAATGTAATTATTGGCGATTGTACAAAACTTGATACTACTATGTATTTAACAAATATACGTGGATTGAATTACATAGGTGTTCATGGAGATATAGATATAGGTGAAAACAAGATTTTATCATTAAAATCATTTGTTAGAGAACCTGTGTATGCTGTATTGTCTGGACATTTTCATCATAATAAATTAGATTCAATTCAAGGTATCAAAACAATTATGGCAGGTTCTTTTTTAGGTATAGATCAATTTTGTATATCAAAAAGGATATACGGTCAACCTCAACAATTACTCTGTATTTGTGACAACAAAGGCGTTAGATGCTCATATGATATAAATTTTTAAAAATATAAAACTTCCCTTTCGACTGTATTTCGATATGGGATTTTTGAGATTAGACTGTATTTCTAATTCTCTCTATATTTGAGGTGTATTAATTTACACCTCTTTTATTTATATAAAAGAGAGGATGTTAAATGATAAAAGATAAATTATCAGACAACGTCTTATATCCCCCTTGCTTTAGCTATGGGGGAGGTTCAAAAGTGGTATTTCAAAAGGAAAAACAATAGATGACATAAACCCTCTACCCTATCAGGTATGAGGGTTTAATTTATTTTGAATGAAAGGGGATGCTATTTATAGCAACAAAAAATCAAAAACCAAAGTCACCAAATAGTAAACGAACTATAAGTAGTGACTCACCACAGTTATATAAATGCACTCGTTGTGGAAAAATAAAAACTGATCCAAAAGGATTTTTTTTTATGTCAAAAACAAGTCCGCTATTTGTTTCCAATGAATTATATACACATGTTTGTTCTGATTGTGTAAATGATTTAATGTTTGAAATGCAAACGAGATATAAAGATACTAAATATGCTTTAATGATTGTTTGTCACTATTTAGATATTTACTTTTCTGAAGAATTATATGAATCAATTAAAGACAATGCCAACTTTTCTTTTGGTAATTATTGTAAATTACTTAATGGCACACAATATAAGGCGAAATCATTTTCCACGTCTTTAATGGAAATTGTTCGGGATGGGTTAAAAGGTATACAATTAATTCAAGAGGAAAAAGAAACAAAATGGTCTTCTTCTGATATGAAAAATAAAAATTATGTTTTACAAACTGTAGGATATGATTGTTTTGAAGATGAGAGTTATAAAGATGGGAATAGAAAGTTTTTATTTAATACACTTGCCGATTATTTAACTGATGACATTATAGAAGATCCTCATAAATTACAATGTGTTATTGCAATGGTTAAAACAACATTACAAGTTGAAAATATCGATAAGATGATAAATGCTGAATTAAGACAAACTAATCCAGATGCAATACTGATAGATAAATTAACGGGTGTTAAAGAAAAATTATCACGAAACATTAACAATTCAGCAAATGAAAATGGAATTTCTGCAAAAGGTAGTGGTAAAAAAAGTTCAGGAGCAAATGCATTAACCAATATCATGAAAGAAATGGCTGAAGATGGTTATGAAGAAATTAAAGTAAATATCTTTAATTCAAAAATGTGTGATGCTTTTAAAAAAATATCAGATATTAGTAATCAAAGTTTATTTGAACAATTAAATAATCAGTCTGATAAATTTGCTGAAATGGTTGCAACACAAAGAGAAATGATTCAAGAATATATTGCCAATAATGATAAATTAACAGAGGAAATAAGATTATTAAAGGTTAATAATAAAGCTTTGAAAGAAAAAATAGAAGGTGTATAAATAATGAATATTTATTCAAAACCTTCTCAAAAAGAGATATCTCAGCGAAAGCTAGAAACATATGATAAATATTGTAAAATTATTCAATGGGGCAGAAGTGATCCAGTTGCATTTTGTAGTCGCATAATGGGAATTGAGTTACTTGATATACAAAAGTATGCGATTTACAATTCTTGGTTTAGAGATTTTAATCTTTGGTTAGAAAGTAGAAATGCAGGAAAAGCTCTAGCACTAGACACTAAGATACCAACACCAAATGGACTTACAACAATGGGCAAATTAAAAGTTGGAGATTTTATTTTTAATGAATTAGGTAAGCCAACGAAGGTTACATATGCATCTGAAATATTTTTAAATCATCAATGTTATGAAGTCGAATTTGAAGATGGAGAAAAAATTATTGCAGATCAAGATCACTTATGGGATGTTCAAACTAAAAACTTTAAGAATGTTAAAAACAGAATTCCTAAAACAGACAGAAAAAGAGCAAATTTTGACAGTCTTGATAATTATGGATTTAAAACTTTAAAAACATCTGATTTGATTAATGATTATTCATTAATAAGAAAAGATAAAAAAGGAATAGAATATAAATATAGAGTTCCTAAATCACAAGCATTAGAATATGAATTTAAAGAACTATTAATTAATCCATATGTTTTAGGTGTCTGGTTAGGCGATGGTAGTTCGTCAGGCGTTAGAATAACTTGTGATACTAAAGATTTAGATAATATGTGTACCAATTTGCAAGAATGCGGTTATACAACTACTGTTTATTATAATAAAAATAGAACACCATCAATTGGCTTGAATATTAATAAACATTGTAATAGAAATACGTTTATGTTAGCACTTAAGCAATTAAATCTTGTATATAATAAACATATTCCAGAAGATTATTTGTTTTCAAGTATAGAACAGCGCATGGAATTACTAAGAGGTCTTATGGACACCGATGGCAGTTGCGACAGTTTGGGAAGGTGCGAATTTTCTCAAAAATCATATAGTTTTATATTACAATTTTCTCAGTTACTTACTGGTTTAGGTATAAAACAGCATATAAGTAAAAAAGATATTCCTTGTAACGGTAAAATTTGTACTGCTTACAGGGTTTATTTTTGTACTGATAAAACTAAAAACTGTTTTAAACTTGTGCGAAAATATAATTGCTTAAAAGATAAACTATCAACCAGAAGCGAAAATAAAAGTATTATTTCTATTAAAGAAGTGCCAAGTGTTCCTACAAAATGTATTCAAGTAGATAGTCCACGTAAATTATATTTATGTGGAGAAAAAAATACAGTTACACATAATACCACAAAGCTTGCTATTTATCCAATGTTAAGAAGTTTACTAATTCCATATCATGTAACTTACTATATAGGGAATTCTGGAGATCAAGCAAAAGAAAGCTTTAAAAAAATGGAGAAGATAGCTAAACGAGAGATTGAATCTTTCGTTGGCAGCACAGATGTTTTTTTAAATGAACTTAAAATGAGTGGAGCAAATTCTGATGGATTTACTCATAATCCAGCGTCTTTTAAATGTGAACTATTTAATAATTCTGAAATTTATACTCTAAACTCAGATATTATTAATATTAAAGGTAAACGTGCTGGACTTGTATGCTATGATGAAGCTGGGTGGTTTTCTGATGAACTATTTGTTCAAACAGAACAATTTGTAAACCAAGATGAAAACTTTAAACTTGGTGGAGGAATAGATATTGGTCTTGAACCAAAAGGGTTTCCTCGTCAGTTACTTTATGCTTCGTCTGCATCTGATACAGACTCTGGATTTTATAAAAAATATAAACAATTTTCAGAACGTATGATTATGGGCGATCCTAAATATTTTGCTTGTGATTTTAACGTAAACGTAGTAATGAACGCAACATTTAATGGAGATCCATATCCTCCATTAATTAGTAAAGACAAAGTTGATAAAGCAATGGAAGATAACAGAGAAAAGGCTATGAGAGAACTTTTTAATAAGTTTAGTGCTGATTCTCATGAAGGTCAAATTTTGACCAGAAGAGAAATAATGCAATATACAATTAGAAGACCTCCTATTTTGTGTAATGACACAGGCAATCGTTTGTGGGGATTTAGTTGGGATTCAGCTAGATTAAACGACAATAGTGTTATAGAAATGGCTGAATTTAAAGATGACCCTGATAAGGGATGGTGTATGGATTTACATAATGTAGTAAGCTTAGTTGATATAAAGACTAAACATAAAACACCAATGATTTTGCCAGAACAGGTTAAAAAGTTTCAATCATTATTACTTGATTATAACGGTAATGATAAAAAAAAATTAGATTATGAAAATATTAAAGCCATTGTTTGTGATAGTGGTTCTGGTGGTCAAATGGTTGGTGGCGTATCTGACTATATGCTACAAGATTGGATCGGAAAAGATGGTCAGACGCATAGAGGTATAATTGATAAATTACACAAAGCAAATGAAACTGCCGTAAACACATATCCAAATGCAGTTGATATTATGAAATTAATTGATCCAAAGGGTCGTAGAAATGAAATATTTGACTCTATTGAGAAAATGGTTAAATTAGGTGTGGTAACATTTCCAGAAGATTATGACGGAAAAGATTATATTTTAACAATTGATGATGATGGAAATGAAAATCAATATAATTTATCTCAAGAAGAACAAATATCATTAGGACAAATTGATTTATTGAAAACTGAAATAATAACAATGTGTAAATATACCGATAAAGGAAATACGACTTATAACTACCCACCAGATAAAAGAACTATGCATGATGATCGTGTTTTTGCATTTGGACTATTATGTTGGTATTTAGCACAGCTTCGTCATGGTCAAATAATTGATAAACCCATTATTTCTGATTTTTCCAATGCCCCTTATTGCGTATCTTCAATTACATATTAATATCAAAATATAAAATACAATATTAAACCATTTAATAAAGGAGTGACTTCCCTATTCCATTTTACAAATATATATGTCCGAATATTTCTTGTAACCATCGTCAGGAAGTATATAAATCAATATTAGAATATACACGAGAAGAGTATTGCAATAAATGTAATACTCTTCTTTTCCGTGATATTGCTGATGTATCTTCACATTTTAAAGGCAATGATGGTTTCTACGATGGTGAAAAATTTAAATAATAGAAAGGATGGTGAGTAATTTTTGAAAACAAAAAAGTCACCAAATAAAGAAATGTCTGCAACTTCAATTGAAAAACCTACTGAAGATTTTGACATAATATATGCATCTAAACCAGATAATGATACTGTAGTTTTTACTACAGCTCAAATGGGTGAAAAATGGTTATCAGAAGCAATGCAAAAATATGATCCGTCCAATATGACATATTCTACTTATTTAAAAGAAGGTACAGCAAGTAGCAATTCAGTCACACTAGATGAGTTAAGTACGCTTGCAGATGGAGCACAAAGTAATCTGAGTAATATATTAACTATTAATGCAATTGTGCGTAAGCAAATAAATTCAAATTATCTGATTGGTAGAGTGGCAACAGCAATTGAAGATAATGTGAACTCTGAATATCGTCTTAGCTATAATGATTTTGCTGATCAAAGAAATAAAACTAAAACATTAAAAGGCACTAAATTGTTAATTAATGATTTTAATAAACAGATTGATATTGAAAATTTAATTAGAAAAACGATTAGTGGGGCTTATTTTGAAGGCTCTTATATAATGTATCTTCGTCAAAAAGATAATAATTGGATTATCGATACTGTTCCGTTAGGTGTTGGTATTATTTCAGATTATGAGATAAACGGCAGACCTGTAATTTTAATTAATATAAAAGAATTAGAAACACGAATTAAAAAAACTTTTCTTAAAAACAAATCTAACAAAGCCATTTTCTTTGATAAGGTTGACACTGAGATTAAAGAGAATTATCCAGAAGAAGTCTATTCAGCATATAAAAATAGAGAAAGTTATGCTCGTTTAATCGTAGAAAGTACAGGAGTAATTCGTGTTGGAAATTTAAATAGAAAGTATGGCTTAACACCAATTTTCAAAGCGTTACCATCAATAATTATGCTTGACACTTTTGATATAACAAATCTTGTTACATCTAAAGCAAAGGCGAAAAAAATTATTGTTCAAAAATTAAGAGAAAAATTAATGGGTGAAGATGGCACAAAAAAAGCATTTGAAGAACAGAGTTATGCTCATGATAACCTTATGCAAGCATGGAGACAACCGACAGTAGTAGTTACTACGCCAGTTTTTGTTGAATCTATTGCTTATGTAGAGCCACAAACTGAAACAGCTAATGTTGATTTGATTAATCTTTATCAAAATCGTGTACTAACGTGTCTTGGTATAGGATTCTTAGCAAGTGATAAAAGTACAGGTGCATCTGTTGCCAATATTAGTTTAAATCAACTTATGTTAACAATAAATAAAATATCTAAACAGGTAGAGAGAATAATTGAAGATTTTTATAGAGTTATTTTGCAAGTAAATAATATTAATATGGAATTCTTACCATCAATTAAAATATTAGATTCTGAACAGATGGATTATGACTTAAAGGTGTCACTCGTTGGTTTATTATACAATACTATGAATTGTTCACATGAAACTTCTTTAGGAATTCTTGGTATTGATGTTGAAGATGAAGTTCAAAAACGCTTGTATGAAAATGAAAATGGTTATGATCAGATTTTCAAAGCACGACAAACATCTTATACATCTAGTGGGACAGATGACAAAAGTGGAAGACCTGCTGACGATAATTCAAAAAATGAAGACAAACAAGCAGATGATAAATTAAACAAAGACACAAAGTAGATGAAGATAAATGAAACATATTAAAGAATTAACAATACGATGTCCTTGGTGTGGACAAAATATAATAGTCCAATTAGATGAAGACACTGGTGAAATAACCAGTGTCTCTTTTTGTATAAATCAGGAATCTAATCTTGGAAACATAGATTTGGGAGTCAAGGAGGTGAATTATGGATAACGAAAAAATTATATTGTCAAATGATAACCCTTTATGCAGTGAATTAAATGAAGATGATGTATCTCTTACAGCAAAATTTATAATATGTGATTTTTTAACAAATGGAAATAATGTGAGATTAAATAGGGAAACGGCTGAAAATTGGATACATACGTTAGTTTCTCAGCCTGTGGTCGGAAAAATCGGAATAACTGATTCAGGAACAGCTGACTTCACGAGTCATAATTTACATCCAGTGATTCGTCTCAGCAAAGATGGTGGAATTTATGCTGATACTGAATTTGATTCATCTGCATTCGGTGTTTTTACATCAGTTCAAATTGAAAAAATTAACGGTAAAGAATATATTACTGCAACCGCTAAAATATGGAAAAGATTTACAAATTTTTGTGCAGTAATTCAAAAAAGGTTATCTGAATCTTCTATTGCAACTTCATGGGAAATTGTTACAAAAAAAAAGCATGAAGAATTAGAACATGGGAAAAAGATAAAGGTTATTGATGATGGTATATTTCTAGGTCATTGTCTACTATCAGCGTTTATTCCTCCTGCATACAAGGACAGTTGTTTATTAGAAGTAGCATCAGAAAATAACGGTATTGATTTGATTGAAGCTCTCAATAAAGACATATCAGAGGGTTCATATAAAGAAATAAAAAAGGAGGATAAACAAGTGGCAGAAATTACAGAAACACCAATTGCAGATACTACAACTGGTGAAGTAAAGACAGATACATCAATGCTTACACAATGGGATTTAGGTAAAGCATTGAGAGGGGCAATTGCAACAAAATTAAATATAGAAAGATGGGATTTTGATATTTTCTATCATTTCCCAGCTGACAAAATTATTTGGGTTAAATTGTGGAACGCTTTAGATTTGGATGTAATTACATTTACATATACGGTAGAAAACGATGTAGTTACTTTGAGCGAACCATCAAATGAAAAACTCACAGTTTCAATTGCAGAAATTAATAACACTGTTGCAACTCTAAATACAGAAATTACAACAAAAAATGAAGCTTTGATTTCAGCTAATGAATCAATCCAAACATTGAATACTCAAATTGCTGAACTTATTCCATTTAAAGATAAGTTTGAAAAAATTGAGCAAGAACGTATTGTAAAAGAACTTTCAGAAAATCAAACGAAATTGAAGGATTATGCAATACAAAGTGGACGCATTACAAGTGAGGAAATCGAAACATCTAGCGTAGAAGTAACTTCACAAAAAGTTAATTTTGAAAAATTAAATATAACAGGTGAAGAAGATGTTGCTAGTTATAAATCTGTTATGAAATCATTTTTAAAGAAATAAGAAAGTTGAGGTAAAAAATTATGTTAAGAGAATTACAAACACAATTAAATAAAAATGTTGATGCTCAGTATAAAGCTGCTACTGCAATGGTTACTGGTATGGGTGTAGTTAAGAATTATGCTGGAAAGACAGTCGATTTTCCAACAGCAGAGACAGCAGAAGGTATCTTCTTTGCTAACAAAGAGAGAATTCCTACTGGTCTTAATACTGCCAATGGAGATATGAGTGATTATGATACAAATTTTACAGATATTGCTGTAGATGAATCTGTAAAACTTATTACCCCTGATGTTGGTGAAGCATATGGTGTTGATCAATTCACAGCCACAAGTCTAGTTGTTGGAAATGCAATGAGTGTTGGTACAGATGGTAAGTGGAAAAGGGCAACTGCCGCACTTGCTTCAAGATTTATTTATACTGGCACAATTGTTGATAATAGCAAGATTCTTGCTCGTATAGAAGTATCTGCTACAACTAAAGTAAACGCATAATTATTAAATTAAAGAAAGAAGGATATCGAAATGTTAAATACTGAAATAGCTGAAGTTTTAGACAACACTGGCAAGATGTATGAGATTGCTGAAAAAGTTAATTATAATCAAACTTTGACAAATGAAGAAAAGGAAATTTCCGTTCTTTGTGATAGTTGGGTAAAAGAAGTTACCGAAAAAGGTGATCCTGATAAAGAAATTTCAGCTTATATAAAAAGAACTGTAAATGAAGAAGTTTATAATGCTCCTGATGAATTACTTGATTCTATATTTGATCGTGGTACAGTTGGCGAATTTGATGATTATGGAGTAAACAAAACACCTAAAAATACTCTTGTTGCTTATGAAGCTGCTAAAGGTGGTAATGTTGATAAAAGTTATATTGATTTTGCTGTTTTAAAACCAACTTGGAAAAACAGACAGGTAGAAACAGATGTATCTTATGTTGATATAAGAAAAAATGGGTTTAAATCTATTGCCACCCTTACTACATATGCTACAGAGTCATTGAAAAATGCTATGTTTTATGATGTATTTTCAATGGTAGATGCCGCCATTACTGGTGGAGAACAAGCAATTAGTGAATCAACGGTTTTGCCGACACAGACATCAATGGATAAATTTTCTCTTTATCTTAATGATAGAAATCCACAGGCTGGTATAGCTGTAACATTAAGCAAATATGCACAAGCAATTATGCGTATGAGTGGTTATGATGCTTATATGTCAGAAGCAATGAAAGATGAATTTAATCGTTATGGTCTTGCTAAATTCTTCGATGGTGTAAAAATTGCTAGTATTTCAGCAGCAAAGAAATTAGGTAGTGGCTCTTTACTTCTTCCTGATAAAAAAATTTATGGTCTTGCTGGTACTATTGGTAGCCTTGATATGAAGGGTGAAGTTAGAGTTTATGAAGACATGGATAATCAGAATGAAGTTATTAAAATAAAAGTTGCTGATTTTACATATGGTTTCTGTATCACAGATATCGATAAAGTCTGCAAAATTACAATGGCTCTGTAATCTGTTTTTTATATGAGAAGGGTTGAAATACACCCTTCTCTTCATAATTAAATATAAGTAAAGGGTGAAAAAATGTCAATACAAGACAACAAAATGATTGATGTTATTAACTATCATTCATTTGGTATAGCAATTAGCACAAAAGACAAAGGATATTGGGTAGAAAGAATGAGAGATGGTATTCCTACTAGGTTACCTTTATCAATAGATGAAATTAAATATATAGATACAACATCAGAAGCATTTAAAGGTGGATTATTATTTTTTGATACAGAAATAGAACAGGAAATGTATGAAAACTATTTAAGAAATCCACAGTGGAAGTCGATTTTGAAGCCAGATGATATTGTGGATATTATTTTACATCCAACAATTGAAGGTTTAGAAAGGTTTTTAAATATTAAAAATATTTGTACTTTTGATATTGTTCGTGGTGTCTTTGTTCACTTGAAGAATGACGAAGGATTTGATATATCTACTCGTATTGAAAAAATCATTAATGAGAGATATAAAGAACTATTAAATAGAATCCACGATACAAATATTATTTTGAAAACTAAAGATGTTGTCAGCGTGGATACAGTAAATACTTTAAGAGATCAAAATAAATCAATGCAGACCGAGCTTGCTCAAATGAAAGAAATGATGGCTCAGATGTTGGCTATGCAAAATAAAAATAGTGAAACTGCAACTGCCATTGTAAATGATGGTGAGATAAAAGCTGAAGATGCTAAAAAATCTGCTGGAAGACCAGCAACAAAAAACAAATAAGAGAGGTGATTTTTAATGTCAACTTCTTATGATAAAATATATGATCCATTTTATGACAGGATAGAAAAAGACGAAACGTTTGTTGACTATGTAAATCTTACAGATATTGAATGTTTAGAATTGGCAAAAATACGTTCACATTCATATTTGATCGAAAGTATATCAGAGTTGACATCAAAATGTACACCTGATATTACATTTAAATATGATGAAATTCTATTAGTTTTACTTGACGATTTAACTATTAATGAAATAAAACTACTTGTAGATATTATGTTTAAAACATATATGTCAAGAGATATACCAAAATTACATGTCTTCTCGTTGAATTTCACACCTTCGGAAATGAACACATTTTCCACTGCAAATGAAAGAAATAGTTATTTAAATTTAATTGAGAAGTTAGAAAATGATATTGATACCGCAATTGATAAGTATTCGTGTAAAGATAGACTCACTGGTAAACGAAAAGGCATTGATTACGATTCTTATTCGGAATATTAAGGTGAATCATAATGAATAGAATAGATCAGTTTCGTGCCATACAAAATGCTTATGGAGTATCTTCAAAAAAAGAAATTGAAATAGAAAAAATCAAAAGATTCGTTTCACAACATTTTAAAGATACCACTGTTTTTGAAGAAAATGTTTTAATAAGTGGACTTAAACAAAAATTGTTGGTTATGAAAAACAAAGATGACAGTGCAATAAAAAATATTTTAGCTTATCCTAACGAAACGTTTATTTGTGGACAGATCGTTGATTGCTATGATAGCAAATGGATTATTACCGAAGTAGATGCTAATAAGCAAATTTACACAAAAGGCAAAATGACATTATGCCCAAACATATTAAAATTTCAAAATTCATCTTCAACTATTTATTCATATCCATATTATGTAGATTCATCATCCCCTTCTCTTTCTGAAAATAAAACAATTACAACATCTGACACAATACGAAAAATCGTATTATCACTAGATGAACAGACGAAAATGTTTACATATGATAAGAGATTTATGGGTGAAGTGTTTAACAATGTGCCGCAAGTGTGGGAAATTACCGATTTGGACGCTCAAAGTAAATCAGGACTACTAATTTTAACATTAGTTAAAGATGAATATAGCAAAGATGCTGACAATCTTTTATTGGGTATATGTGATTATGTTACACCTACTATAACACCTACTCCTACAACTAATTATGTTGAAATTACATATAGTGGACTTGCTCAAATTAAGAGCGGTGGTTCTACAAGGAGTTTTACGGCAACATTTAAAGACTCTTTAGGCAATATCTTAGTGGGCATTGTTTCTGTTTGGGACTTAATTGTTCCAATAGGGTTTGAAAGTTATATCGATACAGAGATTGTTGGGAATACCATTAAGATTAAAGTGTTGGATAATGATGAAATCATAGGTAAAGCGCTCACATTAAATGCAAGTGATGGTGTAACCATAAATACACAATTAGAGATTGGAGTGATTAGTTTAATATGATAGACTCAGATGTTATGAAATACAAAAGAAAAATCATGGGATTAATCATTCAGAATCCTAATATAGTCGAAGCTATAAATGCCACAGATATATTAGAACCTGATAAATTAATCTACACACATATATTCCCATTCTTTAAAACCGATGGGATATCTGGAGTGTCTGGAACTTATATTACTATTAAACTTGATACAACCCAAATTATGAGAAATAATATTTATAAAAATTTCATTCTAACGATATGTGTTCTTGTTAGACAAAGCGAAATGGAAACTATATATAAAGGATCAAGGACAGATGTTATAGCAGGAGAGCTTGTTAAGATGTTTGCTTGGAATGATTCAATTGGTTTTGATTTAGAGCTGGGGCAAGACAAGGAAGATCCGTTAAACGAAACTTATTACATAAGACAATTAATATTCAAAACCATCACTACTAACTCAATGGAAAATGGAGAAAAAGTAAATTGATTGATGAACTCAAACTATTTCGTGGTAAAGATTATCAAGTTAATGATTATATTAATATTCATCAACCAACATTAGAAGAAATTTGTGATTATGGTGAGCAAAAATATTATAGTATGGTTTCTACAATTTGCGCTACACCATCTGAATATAAAGTACAACTATTTGATATGGGTACAGATTATGAAAAAATATCAGAGTTTCAATTTTTTACAGCTTTATGTAAAGGTTATAAAAAAGAAAATACTAGTATTCTTTTTGATGATTTAGATTTCTCAAGATTTGAACCATCCATAAATAATGAAAATGGCGATTTGATTTTATATGATACCGTTGAAAATTCGATTATTGATGAACTTGCTTATATATTAATAACTGATTATTTGAGGAAAATTCATGGGTTTGTAAAACATACTGAAATAGCAGGAAATGCTATAACAAAACAAATTTTGATTGATGAAGATAGAAAAGAACAGGAACGATTTAAAGAGAATAAGAAATCATATGAATCAATGTTGATCCCATTGATATCTTCGATGACAAATTGTAATCATTTTAAATATAATCATGAATCGGTATGGAGTTTGCCTATTTATACATTTATGGATAGCGTGAAAAGAATACAAAAAATTAAAAATTACGATCAGTTAATGCAGGGTGCATATGCTGGTTGTGTGGATTTAAAGAAAATACCAAACGAACAATTAAATTGGTTAGGAAACCTTGACAAATAAGTCAAGGTTTTTATTTTTATACAAAATTTAAGGAGGAATTTTAATTATGGCACTTACAGCAATTAATTTTGATAAGTTGTTAGTTGACAAATTTTTAAGAGTAACAGGTTTAAGCAAAAGTACAAGCGAATTAAAATTTATATTTGACCAAATAAAAGACGGTAATATTGAAAATACCGAAGATAAACAATATGTTACTGGTGTTGGTGGTGTAAATTTAGCAGCATTGAAACGTAATAAAGCTGCAAAAGTAAGCTTTAACAATGCATATTTGGTTATGTCCGCAATGGCTGTGCAGACAGGTTCGGCTGTTGAAGTAGCCTCAGTAGAAAATAAATTTACAGTTCCGATGATAGATCTTAAAGTAGTCGATAGTGTGACAACTGCTGCATTATCTGCAACACCTATTGCATCTTCACTGAAATATATTTATAAAGCAAATAAAGATGGTACTCAAGGTGAAAAATATACGCTTGCCGCAACTACAGCATCAGCAACAGAATTTACTCTTACTGGTACTGCTATTACACTTCCTACTGGCATATTTGCTGCTGGAGATAGATTTATTGCATCATACAGTACAGAGAAAACTGTTGGTAAAAAGATTTCCAACAATGCTAATGTAGTATCGGAAGATGTATATCTTATTGTTGAAGCAATATGCAGAGATGCTTGTAACACCAACATAATGTATTATACAAAAATTGTATTTTCTAATGCTTCTGTGGATGGCAATTTCAATATCAATGTAGGTGATTCTCCTGAACCACATGCATTTTCTGCCGAAAGTATGCTCGATCCTTGTAGTTCATCTGGATCTCTCTGGGATTGGTATATAGTCGAATAATTAGGAGGATGTAATTTTGGCACTAGAATTTAATCATAAATGCATTATATGTTCTAAATTATATGACGCTTGCGATAAATGCGATGCTTTGGGACATTGGAAAAGTATTACATGTTCATTGAAATGTTTTGAAGAATATTTAAGAATATTAGATGAAAGAGAAAATCCAAAAATTATTGAGGTTGAAATACCTTTGATAAAAAGCACTAAAAAATCTAAATAATAACTGTAATTTAAATAGGCAGTAAGAGTGGTGAACTAATCATTTACTGCTTTTACTGCCTATTTTTTACGGTTTAGTGATTGTCTTATATTATAAAATACAGGATTGCTTTGAAGAAAAATAATTATAAAGGGGCGAATATTAATAAATAAACTAAAACTGATATCTCCAATTCCCTGTTCTGTCAACCATTACATCAAGCCGAGAGCATTTATTGCTTATGGTAAAGCACAAGTTACTTTATATGAAACAGCAGATGCTAAAAAATATAAAAAAGAATTTGCAAAATATATTTTAGAAGAAATTAAGAAACAACAATTTAATATTATTCCAAACAAAACACAACACTTTTATGTAGATTGTGTTTTTTATTTTGACAGAATTGATAAAGATGCTAATAACTATTTCAAGTTACTTTTAGATTCTATTACAGATACTCAAGCTGTTTGGTTGGATGATAATGTTAGTTGCGAAAGAGTTAATGCAATTTATTATGACAGTCAAAATCCGAGAATTGAGATTATTATATATCCTGTTGACTATATTGGAATTTTCCAAAGTCAAGAACAATTAGATAAATTTAAATCTAGTTGCATCCAGTGTAAAAAATATAAGGAAGGGAAATGTAGTATATTTCAAAAATCCATTGAGGGAAGAATTCAAGAAGAAATTCAAGAATTTAATTGTTTAAAAAAGAAGATGTAATATGCCAAATCAATCGAATGTTCAATTAAAAATTAATAAAGAATTAGAAGGAGTAAATAAATAATATGGCAAATAAAAAGAAAACAAATGATACAGAAAAAATGGTGAGTATAAACGACATTGATAAAATAATCAAAAGCAAAGAACAGTCCCCTACTATTTATTCTTATGACATTGATGGGGAAATAATTAATATTTCAATTAAACAAAGTTTATCATTTAAAGAAAAATGCTCGTTGGTTAAATATGTTACAGAGGATGTTTTTCTAGATGATATTAAAAGAGATTATAATGAAGATACAGGTGAATTAATTTCTGAAAAAAAAGTAGGAGTTATATATGCTCCATTTGTCAAAGATCTCTCTTTTAATAGATATCTATTAAATTTTTATACAAATATTAAAGTAGATACGTCTGAAGAAAAAATATATAAATTGATTATTGATACAGATATTGTTGACATTGTTAAACAACGTATAAATTTCTCTCAATATCACAAAATTATGAAAAATATAAATGAAGGAATAGAATATCGTAAACAACAAATTTTTGCAAATAAACCTACAGCGTTAGACTTATTCTTTAATTCATTGACTGAAATAACTAATGAATTTAAGAATACATTCGGTTCTGATTCTGGATCTTCCATCTTTCAAAATATCTTAAAAGTATTGCCAAATTTAACAGGTGAAAACGGCAAAGAACTTATTAAAGAAATAGTTGAGGAAGAGATTAAAACAAAGAATAATATAATTAAACTTCCTGATACAGAAAAGATAGAATAATTATGGCTGATACGTGGGAAAGTTTAGTCAAAAAAGTTGTTAATTCAAAGGATTCCCCTATCAGAAAAATTATGAAGTCAGAAGCTAAAAAACTCAAAGATTGTATTCAATTTTATCTTGATATTTATTATTCTACATATACTACCGATAATGCATCTGGAAATTTGCAGAAATCATTACGAGCAGATAATTTTGTATCACTTGAAGCAGATGGTAAGTTATCAATTAAAGTATATTTTGATGAGGATTTGGCTTGGGGTAAATCATGGTTAGATGGCTATGATGGTGCTCTCAAGCCTTTTATTATTGAACATGGATTTAAGAAGAAATCTAATGAGAACTATATGTTTTCAGGGTTTAAAGGTTATGACTTTATTGCACAAGGCATTAAAAAATACGAATCAGAAACAAAATACAATTTAAAAGTATTAT